CTAATTTCGGTGGTGCTAATACAGCACATGCTCCAAAACAACGTGGTTTGATGTTAAAAAGAGGTCAAGCAATATATGCAGCTATTGAAGGTACTACTGCACTAACTAATGGTTTCTATATAAATGTTCAAGGTGGTTTTTATTAAATATTTATTATGGCTTTTGGGATTAATTCCTTTAAGAATGTTAATGATAATGTTTCAAGAGGATTAGGGAAAAAGTCTCAATTTAATAGAGCACAAAAAACTTGGTCTACAGGCGAAGAAAAAGGAGAGGTTTCTTTTTATAATACTGATTCATTATGGTCTCGTTGGAGACGTGGGTACGAGTTATATAGTGCCATTCAAACTTATTTCGGCTCTACTGCATCGGAAAGAGAAAAGAGAGGAGATTATAGAGTTTATTTTTCATTTCAACAGTTTCCTGGAGTATTTATTCCTGCACGCATATTTACTTTTCCTTCTTCTAATCAAGAATTAGGAGAGCAGTTAGTTGGCATGAGAGATGCTGATTCATTTAGTTTTTATGATAAAGGATTACCTATAAGATCAGTAAGATATTTAGGTAATTCTGTAAGTGGTACCTACAGTCAAAATGGTACTACTGTTTATATCACTAAAGCTAATCATGGCTTAAGAGTAGGTGAAAGTATTTGGGTAGATTATCAAACAGGGTCTGGTGTAGATGAAACAGCGACCATCGTTGCAGTTACAGATAATGTTATTGGTTTTGTTTCTGCTACATCATTAACTACTTCAGGAAATGTTATTTATTATCTATCTACCACTTTTGGAGATTCTCGTTGGACAACTACAAGGGTAGGTTTAGCTTGGCTTCCAACAGAGGTAACTTTTTTAGAAGGAGAACGTTTAACAGATAGGATCGTTGAAAAAGACATAGGAATTAATGGTACTTATTCTCGTAGTGGTAGTGTTGTTACTCTTAATGGTTCGTCGGCACATGGTTTAACTACTGGTAATAGTGTTTATGTTAATTTCGGTGCTCCATCTTCTGGTCTTCAAGTATTAGATGGGGTTTATGTAGTTACAGTTACAAGCGCTACTCAATTACAGATAACAACAATTGCTAGTGGTGCATCTGCTGGATCTTATGTTGTTACAAGAAGAATTAGAGGTAGAAGATATGACGATTACGTTGGTTATACACTTACTGGTATAGATACAACTACTAAAGAATTAATTTTTCAACGGAAAGATAGTTACGGTGCAAGTACTACTGATAATAAGACTGTTACTACAGTTCCAGCACATAGGGGTTTTGAATCTTTTGATAGTAATAATAGATATCGTTTTTTAACAACTGACTTACGTTGGCAGTGTTCTTGTCAAGATTTTTCTAGACGAGATAGTTATGATTTATACAGTGAATTATCTAAAAGGCGTTTTCCTACAACATCAGTAAGATCTACAAAACCAGGACAGGTTCTTGAAAAAGATAATACTATAAAAGATCAAAGAGATATACCAGGTACTTTTAGAGATTTAGGTTTTGTTGCTATAAATAATTTCTATAAATTACCAGATTACGAAGATACAAATGATACATCTGTTCAAAATTTAATGTATTACCAGCTTCGTTGGTGTAAACATATTTATGCGGCTATGTTTGCATTAAATCATGATGAAGGTAATGATCCTATTGATTTATATGCTCAATATCAGCAAGTAGGACCAAATATTGAATTTTTTGTAAGCGAAGGTCACAATTTACAAGTTAATACGAGAGTTCAAATTACATTTACTTCTGGTAGTGCTGAATCTGGAGATTACATAGTTACAAATATAATTGATGATCGATATTTCAATTGTGTATATCCTTTTTCAAACCCAACAGAGGGATATTGCACTATCACGAATTTGAAGAAGCATAGTTTTGTTAAACAATGGTTATTAGAACCAAATGATAAACCAGTAGGAAATGGTTTAATTAGTTTTGAAAAGCGTTTTGAGAAAGAGAAGGAAAAATTACAATCATCTGTTGAATTAGCTTTACTTGGAAGACAATCTACTCAATGGTCTGGTCAAAAAGAAATAAAAGGTAGTTTTGGTAATGCACAATCTGTAGCTGATTTCGATCCATCTATATTAAGTATGACTCTTACAGATCAAATACGTAGGAATGAAGAAGGAAGATTAAGTAGAAGCGGTAAGCAGGCTAATAAGACTAATAGGATGGTTACTTTAGTTAATAAATTATTTAATCAAGTTCCTACTTTGTTACAAGATATAAAAATAGGTATTATTAATAAACCTTTAGATGAATATACAGAAGATTTTGAATCTGGAGTGATAGATGCAGGAGAATATCTTAATGGAACTCCTACAGAAGCTTCCAATTCTGTTAGTACAATTGATTGCAGTACTTATTCACCTTTAACTTCTCAAGATACTCTTATTGATACTAATCAATATTTGAATTAAACTTAACATATGGCTGTACAAATTCTTTCTCGTCGTTCTAGTGTATTACAAGACCGTCCTTACCCAACCCGTTTGGGTGCT